TCTTTCAGTTCTTCCACCAATTCCAGGTGTTTTATACTTTTCGTTAATAATATCAATGCCAGGAACATCAATTGCCTTTCCGGCTTGAACTTTGGCAGCTCTCTCTGTCTGAAGCTTTGCTGCTTTTCGTTGTCCTGTTACTTCATTGGCCGCAACTGCCAATCCCGTTATTCCAGCTATAGCTAAAACCGTAGGATTAAATAATAAATTTCTTATTGGAGCTTTTATTAATACTTTACGGAAAAAGTTGAGTGTCTTCAATGTACCCCTAATAAATCCATACAGTGGAGTAAAGAATATTGTTGCCGCACCAGCAATCCAAACCCAAAAGTCTTTAAAAAATCTACTAATAGATTTTATTTTTCCTGCATTACTTGGATCACTTGCCCATTTTATAAATTCAGTAAAAACTCTTCCTAGAAAAGTAAGATATATGAATTTCCATATTCTCTCAAGAAGATTCTTAACAGGAGCCATGGCTTTTTTCATTACCTGTTTTCTGAATCTTTTAGATTTTTTTAACAGAGATTCTCTTTTTTTACGATTCTCATTCTCATCTTCTTGGGTCTTTTTCTTACCTATTTTTAGAAGAAACTTATTCTGTGCATCAAGAATCTTAATAATATTTGTGAGTGAATCATTAATATCAACAAAAACTTGTGTTGGTCCTTGAGAAGATGTGGATCTTGTTAATCTTGCGGTTTTTATTCTTGGTTGCGATGATGCTGGAGCCGCTTGTTGATCGGGTAATGTTTTTGTCTCAACAATTTGAATTTTTGCTGTGGATAATACTCCTCTACCGGATGCTGATCTTACTGTGATAGCAAAAGTCTTACTACCAATTCTATCTGCAACAAAAGTTCTAGATCCACTCAGTTCAACGTCTGGAATCTTTGGATAAAATCCAACAGATCTAGAAACAGCTATTGCATTTTCAGACTTCCAGCTTACGGTATAACTTTCACCTTTTTCTACTTCACTCTTATCAATAGTGATTTTTAGAACAGGTGGTTTGTTTATCGGCTTTGTTTTCTGTCGTCTTAAACGAGTTGTATTGGATCTTAATTGTTGATTGGTTGCGGAAGTATTATTTTGTAGCCGATCTTTATCATCTTTATCCGATTCTTGTAATAAGCTAATCTCACCTAAAATCTTAAGCGTGAGAGCACTTCGTCTATTTTTGCTTACGTCGTCATCAAACTTTTTTCTTTGATTGTCTGTTAGAAAATCACCGTTTGACTTTTCGTGATTTTTACACCATAAGATCGCATAATAATATAGAGAATCCTTAACACCAATTCCAAGATCTTCTACAAAATCTTGCGCTTTCGCTAACTGAACTGCTGTTAATTTAAGATCCTCTATTTTAGGGCGGCGTACTCTTGTTGCCGGCATTATGGCTTATGGATACTACAGAATATTTAGACCCTATTTTGACTTTGTTGTTGTTGTTGCTGTTTGACTTTTTCTTCCTCTAGATGCATTTTTAACATTTCAACATATGCATCAAATTCCCATGGTAGTATATTATCTAGCCATTCGGGATTCCATTTATGATATTGAACTAATGCAAACATTCGCCGATAATACACCTCAAGATTGGTGTGCGACATTCCTAGATAAAAAAATCAACTAACCCATTCAGTGTAATTTCTGCTTCTTCTGGAACTTCTTTTTTGGTTTTTGGATCAATAACAGTACGAGTTGGATGTTGAATCTTAATTGTATGTTTTAGTTGCGGCATGGTATTAAGAAACTCCTCAACTTTTTCAAACTGTTTTGTGAGAAGATCATCTAGAAAGGAAATAACTTCTTCTCTTCCGACATCTTCCGCTAACCATACATCTTCACCTTTACAGATCTTATCAACACAAGAAGCAATAAGATCATAACCTTTCTTCATTTTATCTTCGGTATCCGCATCTTCTGGCATCTCAAATTGCTCTTTAATGAAGAAGTCAAAGGTTGGATACTTCATAATCATCGTCATATCATCATCAAGTTTAATAATATTGGTGTGACCTTTAGTTTCCTGTATTTTAATCTCATCAATATTGACCTTAACAGGAACATAGAGATCTTCTTCACCAGGATAAAGAACCTGAAGTTCAATAACCTCCCCAGATGCCTTTGCCCGAATATTAAGAAAAAGATATTCAATGTCAAAAGTTGCAAGTCTTTCTACATCAACATCTTTAGCTTGAATGCAATTTTCAAGAATCATCTTAATCGCAGTAGTAATCTCGGAGATGTTTTCGCTCTCCATTGCGATTGCAAGAACTTTTTCTTCTACAGCTCTATAAGGCCGAAACTTTACTTTCTTTTTGAGAGACGGAATAACAATCTCATAGGTAGGATAAACTGGACGAGGTAGAACAGACATGAATCAAAAATAATATGTTTTGCTTTTATTTATGTGGTTGGTGTGAGAGGATTTTGTGGAGCCGGATTATTTGGAATCGGTAATCCCGAAAGAGGTAGTGTATTGATAACATAGCGAGTATAGGCAAAAGACACTGTACATTGCAATAATTGAGTTGAATCGTAAGAAACTGGAATGCTGTTTATCGCAATCGGAAAGGCTTGTAAAAACTTATATTGTAAGTAATTTCCTCTATAATCTTTTTCAAACTTGTTTAAGATAATATATGGTGCCTGATAAGAAGAAGGGAAATTTACTCTATAAAAATAATTCGGATCCTCAAGACCTAAAGATTTTTGTTCATCTGCAATATATTCCATCCATAATTCAAAGAACAATAAAACTCTATAATTCGGACTATTCTGTGCATTATCAACGGAGTTATCCACCTGAAAAGTAAAGTCGCTTCTATCGTCATATTGTCTACGATAGGCATGTCTTTCTGTTACACCAGTATAATCATCGGTGATTTCATTTGTTGCAAATGTTGAACCCGGAAGACTAGCTTCAGTACAATTAAGACTAATGAGTTCAAAAGTCTCATCGTTGAAATTAATATCAATACCCGCTTTATTCTTATCGGAGATCCAGTTTCTAACTTGTGCTGGTGGCGGAAACCAACATTGAAAATTAGATGTCGTTGCCGGACGAAGAATCTTACTTTTTAATTGTGCTATTGTTGGTGGTTTGGGTTTATACAACGTTCCGCTAAATATAAAAAGAGTCTAAAGTATATTTAGTGGCTACTAATTGGGTACAGAACTTTTATCATCCAATAAATCCAGATAAGTATATTGGAGATCTTAATGAAATTGTCTTTCGTTCTTCTTGGGAAAGACATCTGTTTCAATTCTGCGATAATACAAGTAGTGTTCTAAAATGGTCTAGTGAACCGTTTGCTATTAAGTATTGGGACGAATCGTCAATGAAAACCCGCAGATACTTTCCAGATGTCTATATGGAAATTGTCAATAAAGATGGTCAAACTAAGAAATATCTTGCGGAAGTAAAACCCTATCGTCAAACTCAACCACCAAAAGAAGGAAGAAAGAAAACCAGAACTTATATCAATGAGTGTAAGACCTATCAGAAAAACACATCAAAATGGAAGTTTGCTGAAGAGTTTTGTGATAGAAATGGAATGGAATTTATTATTCTAACAGAAAGCGATTTAGGAATTAAGTAAGCTGATGTTCAAGAACATAATCTCTCGCTCAACTCAATGGATTCTTAAATGGATTGAAACGAATATCCAATTTGGTGGTCTTATTAGTAGAGCGAAAAGATTAGCATTAGAGAAAGAAGAAAAGAAACCTGTTTCTATTGTTCAATCAACTACCGATAAAGAAAGAAGAATTCGTGAAAGACAGCAGCTCTATAGCATAAAAGAGTTAGCGGATTCATTGCCACCAGGAAAGAGTCCTAATTTTTATTGGGATAAGCTAGTGGAGACATTACAAAATCTAGGAAGACAAGAAGAATCATTGGAACTGGGTAAATATTATACTTTTAAGTATTGGGCAAAAACAAAAGGTAAGTATTTTGATCTTTATCCTGTTTCTATTATTATAGATAAGAGCGCATTCAAGGTTTTAGGTGTGAATCTACATTGGAAGTATGCACCACAGTACATTGAGAGCATGTATAGAAATTACAATTATAGTGGTTTTCAGTCTCGTTTTTATGAAATAAAGGAGTGGGAGTTGGAAGATGTTTTAAGAATACAAACATTCTATCCAATTAAGCTCTAAATATAATAAAAACAATGCCCATCATTTCAACCGCCAGATTAGAGACATTGGGTGGTTCGTTAAACAGAAATGTAAAAAAATCAGGTAAAGGTGGAAACAAGTCCTACCTGATGTATCCCACTAACATGAAAAATGACGATGTGGTTGAAGGGCAAGATAGAATAGAATTTAGCATCAAAGAATATAAACTAAAAAGCGATAAATTAGAAGCGCCTAGAGTTGGTCCGGCAGAAAATTTGAACATTGATACTCCTTTTCCTCAAGTAAAAAATGCAATGAAGGAATCGGAATTTTATGTCAATAGTGCTCTAAAAATGGGAGGTAATAGTGTAGAAAGAGTATTTCTTCCAATTCAGGATAAAATCCAGGATACCAATGCGGTTACCTGGGCAGATGGAGGTCAGTTAAACGATATTCAAAGAAGAGTTGCCAATCTATCATATAATGCAATGAAGGGCGGCGAAGGACTCCAAATGGATAAGTCAATAGATGCCATGACAAGTTTATTAACAGATGAATCTATTGGTGATCTTGGTAGACTCGCATTAGTTGAGCAGATTATTAGTGTACAAGGATTATTCACAAGAGCAACAGGTAAGATTCTTAATCCAAATTTAGAGTTACTCTTTAACACTCCATCATTGCGACCATTTACGTTCAACTTTAAATTATCACCTAGAGATCAAGATGAAGCTGATGAAGTCAAGAAAATCATAAGATTCTTTAAGCAAGGAATGGCACCAAGAGTTCAAGAGAATAGCTTATTCATTAAATCACCTTACGTCTTTGGTATTAAGTATTTGATGGGTAGCAGTAAGACACACATTGGCATCGGGAAAGTAAAAACCTGCGCATTGCAAAATTGTACGGTTGATTATACTCCCAATAATTCTTACATGACATATAAAGACGGCACGATGGTTGCATATAATGTTAATATGACATTCCAAGAAATTCTTCCTGTTTATGCGAGTGATTATGATGAAGACGATCATCCGATTGGATACTAATGGCACACTACTTCAGTTACGTTTCTGACTTTAATTACGTCAGTCTTCTTCCAGATTCAAAGATTTCTGATTACACCATAGTCAAGAATTTCTTTCGTCGTGGACAGATTACATCTAGCATCTTCAATAATCTCGCTTATTTTGAGAAATATTCAATTGAAGGAGATGAACGTGCTGATCAAGTAGCACATAAATTCTACGATGATCCAACATTAGATTGGGTTGTTTTTCTGTCTAATAATATTCTGAATGTTCAAGATGAATGGCCGTTACCTTCTAATGTTTTTGATCAAGTGATGCTACAAAAATATGGATCTTATGATAATCTTTATTCTGGAATTCATCACTATGAAACCGAAGAGATTCAAAACTCAGTAGGAATAACAATGCTGAAAGGTGGTATCAGATTATCACCAACATGGAAAACCAATGGCAATTTTATTGAAGTTGTTAATGCAAAGATTAATACCTTAACAAGTAGTGGAACTACCGGATCAATTGAACTTGTTAATGGTATTGTTGGATTAGAGGTGGGAACTCAAATAACACTATTCAATATATCAGACAGAGAATATAATGGTCAATTTTTTATTAGTAATATTTTAGAAGAAACTGATAATTTAGTCACGTCATTTGAATTTATTCTGAATGAAGTTCCAGCTAATTCTGAACCGATTTTAGCGGATCCTAGAGTAGAAGAAGTTCATTTTACCTTAAGTGAGAATAGCACCTTTACTGCTAATTCTTATTATTACGAGTTTTATGATGATGGTTTAGGTTATACGGTCCACACACCGAAATCTAGTTTCGTTACTGGAGTGACAAATTATGAATACGAGATGAACAAGGAAGACAAGAAAAGAGAGATTTATATTATTAAACCAGCTTATCTGAGTATTCTTTTTGATGACATTGAGAATATTATGAGGTATAAAAAAAGCTCTCAATATGAGAGCCGTACCCTAAAGAAGGGAGATAATATTAGACTTTACAATTAGTCGTCATCATTCAGTTCTTCAAAGGCTTTGAGTGGATCATCAAAGAGTGAGTCTTCAGAGCTAGAAGTTTGGCGCTTATAATGAGCCTCAAGTTCTTCCATAATGTTATCATCATTCACTGCCTGAGCTACCTCTTCCAGTTCAGCCTCTTGTCGTTGAACAGAAGCTTCCGAAGTTGATCCAGTTACCCGATTGAAGCGAGTCCGAAGATCATCATAAGAACGGAATTTATCAGCGGAAATAAGATCCGATAGAGAATAACATTGTTTCCAAACAGCTTCTAGTTTTGCATCATCACCGCCCAGAAGTGGTGCAGGAGATTCAAACGAACTATCATCGTAATTTGGATATGATTCACCAGAAGATTCTTTTACCGTCTTCACTTTGATTTTGAAGTTTGCACCACCCCAAAGATCAAAGGGATCTACTGGAGTTTCGTCTTCAAATTCTGGCTTTAGTGCCGACATCACTTTATCATAAATTTTTTTACCATAACGATAGAGCATTACGGTTCCTTCTAGTGCAGGATTAGAAGGATTTTTAACGATGTAAACATTACTGTAATAGCTCAGTTTACGCTTACGACTAGATGCGATTTTCTTATTGGCGTCTACACCGGAGTTATAGAGTAAAGAATTTTCGAAACATACATGACAATCTTGTCCGAGAGTAGTCGGACAGTTTTCAACAAACCAGCGACTGTTACCCTTGAAGCCGTGATTATACAGTTTCACGAAAGCAGCTTCTTCATTGGGAGGAGCTGGCATAAATCGCACAACGGCATAACCTAGACCGGATTTATCTCGTTCTACATTGAAGATACGTTCATCTTTCAGTGAACTATTCATTGTTTGTGCATCTTTAATCAGTTTCTCAGTTAGAGTACCAAGAGAAGATGCTTTCTTTAGTTGCTTAAAATCTTTCATTTTTGTTTTTAGATAGCGTTAAACCGGAAGCTTCTTTGGTGGGTTTACCAACCCATATTTATTTATTAGTGTATCCAGATCACAAAATTTTACTTGTCTACAAGAGCGAATCTGATAATGAAGTAATATTCTGGTTTTTCTAATTCAATATTATCCTTAATGTTGAGTTTATCATCAAGAATAGTTTCAATCTCAAAATATGAATACCGAAAGCGTAATAGAATGATATTTTTATCTTCAGTTAATTTTTTAAGATGTGTAATCAGATTA